GAAGTTATCACTAAGATCAAGCTTGAAGAAGCTGAAATTGCCCACAGGCAGAATAACGTTGAAGGCGTTGCTCCGCAAGTTTCTGTAGCTACTTAGAACAAAAGCTACATCGCTGAAATCGCACTTTTACTGTAGGATCTCTTGCACTCTATTCAAAACTAGTATATAAAAAATTTACTATACAATTTAAAATTGTTGGATGTAGACGCGTATAGTCGACGGCCTAGAGACTGCATTCACACTAACTAGGAAAAGGAGATAAATTATGGCAAATACAACTTTTTCGGGACCGGTCATTTCTAAAAATGGCTTTATAAATACAGGTCCTGGTATGGGTTTAGCAATTAATTCTACTGGTTTAGGAGCAGCTGGTTTACCACTAACTGTAAATGATCATGCAGGAAGATTGTTACTTTCACAAGACGCAGATGGTATATACGTACTTCCAAGTATTAATACTAATGCTAATGGTGCAACACAAGGTTCAACTGATTACAATAACCAAAATAACATTGGTGCTACATTTATGTTTTACATAGATACTACAGCAACGGATGTTCAAATCATAACTGATGGAACTGATAAGTTTACAGGTGCAGCTATGATTGCAGTAGATGATGGAGCTAACAAAGCTTTTTTTCCTGCTGCAGCAAATGATGTTCTTTCTATGAATGGAACAACAAGTGGTGGAATTGCAGGTTCAGTAGTTACAGTTACAGCTTTAGAAGCAGCTCAATATTTGGTACACAATACTTTGATCTTAGGATCAGGTACTATTGTTACTCCATTTAGCGATACGTAATAACTAATTAGTGTGGGGCTTCGGCCCCACATAAACAAGATTTAAGGAGATAAAAATATGTCATCAATATCATCAAAAGTAAGACAATCAGTTGTCTTAACAGCGGATGGACAATTACAAGGTTTAGTAGCTGGGACAGCTACTAATTTATTAAAAGTAAATATTATGAATGTATTTGCTCAATCTACTGCCGCTGACGCTGAAATAAAAATATACAATGAAACAGGTAGTGCTAAAACAGCATCTAAATTAGTTTTTCATGGTAAATTTGGAACAGCAGCAAACCATGTACATGAATTTAAAATGCCAGGAGCTGGTATTTATTGTAATGAGGGTGCATACGTAGACGTTACAAGTTGTGATTTTTTTTACGTAATAGGAACTTTTTAAGGAGAGTGGCCAATGGCAAACACTACTTCACAGTCATATAGTTTTGATCAAGATTTTTCAATTGATGAAATTATTGCAGACGCATACGAACGTTTAGGTTTAGTAGGTACTGCTGGTCATCAACTTAAAACTGCTAGAAGATCTTTAAACATTCTTTTTCAAGAATGGGGAAATAGAGGAATACATTTTTGGGAAGTAGGAAATACTAACGTTAATTTAATTGTAGGTTCAACAACAAATGTAGATGCGACTGATGAAGGTTCAGGTACATATACTTTTTACAGAAATTCAACAGACGTTCCAGCTGGTGGAGCAAATCCTCCACAAGCTACAACTACACCTGTTACAAATATTTATGGTATTTCAGATATCTTAAATGTTTCTTACAGACAAAACTACAACACAACTTCTCAATCCGATACAGGACTAACAAAAGTTGCAAGAGATGCGTATGCTGCAACAGCAAACAAAGCATCTAATGGAACACCTTCACAGTTTTGGGTTCAAAGGTTTATAGATAAAGTTACAATAACTATTTATCCTTTACCTAATTCAACTGCTGCATCAAATTTTTTAAGTGTTTATTATGTAAAAAGAATTCAAGACGCAGGAGCTTTTACTAACTCAGGTGATACGCCTTTTAGATTTGTACCATGCATGGTTTCAGGATTATGTTATTATTTATCTATGAAGTTTGCACCACAAAGAACACAGGAGATGAAGTTGTTGTACGAGGATGAATTAGCTCGAGCATTATCTGAAGATGGTTCTGCATCTAGCACATTTATTACTCCGAAGACATACTATCCAAATATATAATGGCTAGATTTGCAAAAGGTAGTAGAGCATTAGCAATCTCTGATAGATCAGGAGCAGCTTTTCCATATAAAGAAATGGTTAAAGAATGGACAGGTGCATGGGTACATACATCTGAATTTGAAACTAAACAACCACAATTAGAACCACATCCAATAGGAGCAGATCCACAAGGATTACTACATGCAAGACCTGCAAGAGTTGAGTTTCCTGTACAAGTTATTTTACCAGAAAATCCATTTACAACAACAGCAGCATCTACAGTTTTAAGTGTTTCTTTTCCTGATAATAAATTAAATGAAGGCACAACATATGTAAGATTTCAAGCTGTTAAACAACCAGTGGGGGGTGTTGCAATTACAACTTTAGAGTTATCTACAACATTAAATGGAAATATAAGTGACACTGCTACATCAATTGTTTTAACTAATGGATCTGAATTTCCAACAACAGGTTTTATTGTTATAGAAAAAGTAAATAGTGAAACAGGTACATATGAAAATGAAACTATTGAATATACAGGTAGAACTACAAATACATTAACAGGGTGTACACGTGGAACTTCTGCTCCATACAAAGGTAGAACTTTATCTAACACAACAGCTGGCTCTCATTTATCAGGAGCTAAAGTTTATGGATCTTATTTAGCAACAGCTATAGGAACAACTTTTAATACAGGCGCACAACCTGCTACAAAAATTATATTTAATTCATTAACAGTGCCTTTAGTATCTAATGCTACAAGTGCAGTAACAGGGGGCGGTTTTCAGTGTACAATTGGACCCGTAAATGATAGAGGTTAATTATGGCTGGAGTTTCTAAATATACATACACAACATTAAAACAAGCTATTTTAGATTATACTGAAGTAGATGATAGTGTTTTTACAACTACTATTTTAGATGGTTTTATTATGTCTGCAGAGTTTAGAATAAACCAAGATGTTCCAATGGATTCTGATAGAGCTATACAAGAAGGAACTTTAGCTGCTGATGATAATACAATTAATGCACCTGCAGGAACTTTATTTATAAGAGGTATAGAAGTATTTAATTCTACTTCAGCTACTACTGGTCAAGGTCAGTGGTTAGAGAGACGAGACCAGACTTTTATATCTGAGTATGTAGGAGAGTTAACAGGAAATTCTGGAGGACAAACAGCTCAAGATGTTACAGGATTACCTAAATATTATTCTATGTTTGGAGGAGCTACTAATACAACAGACACTACTTCAGGTGGTATGTTTCTTGCACCAACACCTGATGCTAATTACAAATTTAGAGTGTATTATAACAAAATGCCTACTGGTTTAGGTTCTGGAAGTACTGGTAATTCAGATACATATTTAAGTACATACTTTCCACAAGGACTACTATATGCTTGTTTAGTAGAAGCTTTTGCTTTTTTAAAAGGTCCAATGGAAATGTTGACACTATATGAAAATAAGTATAAAAGTTCTTTAAAAACTTTTGCAGCTATGCAAATTGGAAGAAGACGAAGAGACGATTACACGGATGGAACAGTAAGATTACCAATCGAGTCACCGCCTCAATAATTAGGAGATAAAAATTATGGCAATAACATCAGCAATATGTAATAGTTTTAAAGCAGAAGTTTTACAAGCGCTACATAACTTTACAGCATCATCTGGAAACAGTTTTAAATTAGCTTTATACACAAGTTCAGCTACATTAAATAAATCAACAACAGTTTATATAACAACAAACGAAATTTCAAACACATCAGGTTCAGCCTATGTTGCGGGTGGAAAAGCACTTACAAGTGTAACTCCAGCTTTATCAACTGACACAGCGTGTTGCGACTTTGCAGATATTAGTTATACTTCTGCTTCATTTACAGCCAATGGTTGTTTAATTTATAATGATACAAACGCTGATAGAGCAGTTTGTGCGGTTGCATTTGGATCAGACAAAACAGTTTCCAGTGGAACTTTTACAATTCAATTTCCAGCAGCAGACGCAAGTAACGCTATAGTTCGAATAGCATAGGGGTAAATCCTTATGTCTAATACTTGGAACCAAGCCGGCACTACCTGGGGTTCAAATCAATGGGGCGAACAAGGTCCTACTATAGTTACATTAACAGGTCAAAGTGCTACTTCAAGTGTAGGTTCTGTAGATGCAATATCTTCTGTTATTTTAACAGGACAATTATCAACTTCATCAGTTGGTGCAATAGCACCTGCAGATGTAATGGGTTTAACAGGAGTTTCTGCAACTTCTAGTGTTGGGTCTGTAGTTGTAGGAAGAGCTTTTGTTTTAATAGCACCGTCAGCTGCAACAACAGGTGTTGGCGATCTTA